GGCTCAAACGCGATTTGATAAACGTGGTAAGGCTCCCACAGTGGCCCCTCTACCCCCCTATCGGTGTCGCAGTAGTATGGGCCAGCTAGCTCCTCACTAACCCGCAGCGCAAAGTATTCCGCATTTTTAGCGTGCTGCGGAAATTCCAGCACCTCAGTCCTAAATAATTCTAAATCATAGTCCATCACTCACCCCCTCCTTCTGTGTCGACTCAAGATCCAGTACCGCCAGAGCCTCTCGCACATCCTCCGGGAGCTTGCGGTGACTACGGCGTAAGTACTCGCCAAGAAAAGAGAAAATTACCCCCCGATGACTCGCCCCAAAGCCCCCAAGCTCACAAGCCCAGTCCACAGGGCCACGTAGGATCCGATCCGGTGGCTCGTCATAGCGAGACCTACACCACACCCCAAGCACCGGCTGCCCCCTGTAGTAAGCCCACCGGACGCAGATCGTTACACCATGCGCCCGGAAAATCTGAGAGTCTGAGAGATCCGTACAGTCAGACCAGGTTAGCGCTGGGCTACTCATGATCGAGTGCCTCTACCCAGCCAGTCTCTTTGTGCATATAGTGTTTCGTTGTTGCCCCCTTACTTTTCGCTTTCGATAGTCTTGTTGGTGATCGGGTATCCTATCGTTACCTCCGAGCGGTCCCACAGCCCACGCTTGGAGATTAGCGTCGATAGCGACTCGCACCGGTAGTTCCTCAGGATTATCGCTGAGGGCGAGTCGCTTCCCGTCGTCTCCGTCGGAACAGACTGCTCGGCTGTTTCAAGATCCGATATTGCCTTAGTCATGGTTGCCTCCGTATGTCTCACGTCATCACTCGATGTCATATCCTTATGATGTAACTATCGTTCTTTTCGTCGCCGATGTAAAGAAAAAAGTTGTGGTGTAGAATGGACATTCTACCTGGTTTCAGGGACTTACGCGCTACAACTCAAGAAAAACTCACAGAACGTTGTTTTCTTTTGGTCGAATCATTAAAAAAAGCGATTGGATGTCCCAGATCTTGATGGTACCCTCCATACTGGAGTAAGTGTAATATGCCAGCCAAACACACCCCAACAGAAGCAATGCGCCAAAAAGTCAGTGAGTTAGCAGGGTATGGAGTGCCTGCTGTAGTTATTGGTAAGTGTATCGGGATATCCGAGCCCACCATGATGCAATATTACGGCGAGGAATTCGAAAAAGCTAAAAACGAGTGCCATGCTACTGTAATCAAATGTCTTTTTAGGGCTATAAAGGAGGGGAACACCGCGGCGGCCTTCTTTTACCTCAAGACTCAACTCGGCTGGCGAGAAACAGATCGCATCGAACATACCGGATCCATTGAGTTTGTTGCGCGCCCTGCACAGATCGACCGTGACAAGTGGCTCAGAGCCTACCATCAAGCCGATGATATAGAGATTGCTGCGTGATATGGCCAAGGGCTCAGCTAAGCAGTCATATGCTAAGCGTACTGCTGCATGGACTCCACAGCCAGGGCCACAGCTCGCGGCGATAGAGGCGAGATGGTGTGATGAGTTACTTTTTGGCGGGGCTCGCGGCGGCGGCAAAAGCCAGATGCTCCTGGGCGACTGGCTCCAAGATGTGCAGGAGTACGGACGACACTGGCAAGGGATCTTGATACGGCGCACAGTGCCAGAGTTGCAAGATGTGATCCGAGCGTCGCAAGTCATCTACCCCAAGACCGGGGCGGAGTGGAAGGAAGGCGCAAAAGAGTGGCGCTGGCCCAATGGCGCAGTGCTACGGATGCGGCATCTAGATACTATCGCGGACGCACTGCACTATCAGGGACATAGTTTTACCTGGATTGGGCACGATGAGCTAGGCAACTGGCTGAGCCTTGAGCCCTATGATCTCTTACGTGCGTGCTTAAGGTGGGCAGACGCAGAGGTTCCCGCTAAACGGATAAGGGCGACGGCTAACCCGGGCGGGCCGGGGCATCATGCCGTCAAGGAGCGTTTCATCGATCCAGCGCCCGGCGGCTACGTGCCAATCGATGATCCTGAGACCGGGATGGCGCGCATGTTTATCCCGTCCCGGGTGACGGACAACAAGATCTTGCTCAAGCGAGATCCCGACTACATCGCACGTCTTAAGGGCGTGGGTAGTGCAGAGCTAGTGCGTGCGTGGCTAGATGGCGACTGGTCGGCTATATCGGGAGCGTATTTCGACTGCTGGACTTCGCGGCTGGTCATACGACCCTTTGCAATCCCGCAGCACTGGACTCGATTTCGGGCCTTCGACTGGGGCTCGGCGTCGCCTTTTTCCGTCGGCTGGTGGACTGTGTGCGATGGCACTGATGGGGTCGGCGGCGTGATACCGCATCCAGTCGGTGCGCTAATATGTTACCGTGAGTGGTACGGTAGGGGAGCGGATGGTAAGGGGCTTAAGCTATCAGTGGATGAGGTAGCGCGAGGGATCATAGATCGTGAGCCTGCATCTGAGCGGATCACGTATAGCGTAGCAGATCCATCGATATGGATAAGTGACGGCGGGCCGAGTATCGCTGAGGGTTTTCTTAAGCACGGCATCGAGTGGGGACCAGCCGACAACAAGCGGATCGCTGGCTGGCAACGTATGCGCGACTTGATGATCGGCGAGGATGCGCCGATGATTTACTGGTTCGATACTTGCGCCGATAGCATCCGCACTATCCCTGTGCTGCAGCATGATAGGCATAGGCCGGAGGATGTAGACACAGCGTCAGAGGACCATGCGGCAGATCAAACACGATATGCTGTCATGAGTCGGGCGCGGCTAGCGGATAAGCCGAGTAAGATATATAAGCCAGTGAGTAACGCCCTCGGCGGGCTCACGATGGATCAGTTATGGGCAGAGCAAAAGACTAGTTTTTATTAGGGGGACACATGGACCAAGCACCTTTCGCGCCACAGCCAGGGCAGACAGATAAAATGTCAGCCACTAGCACGAGCTCAAGTATCACGAGCAACACCGTCGGACCTAGCCTGTCGATATACAACGCGGGGCCGCACAAGGTCTTTGTCAAGATCGGCACTGGCGCAGTTACGGCGACAAAGGATGTAGACTACCCGATCCCGCCCAATGCGGTGATCATCTTATCGCGTCCAGAGTCGGCGGTCACGGTGGCCGGTGTATGCGACACCGGAGAGACCGCGACTGTGTATGTCACTCCAGGGTACGGCGACTAATGAAAAGCGGCGGGGCTATACGCAGAGATGACGGGTCTATCGTCTTAGGACGAGAGGCTAGGCTCGGGCAGAAAGCGGGGATCTTCCACCAGCGCGGCCTTGGCGATAGTGGGCGCTACGCCCTTGATGCAAGTACCGCTGGCACTGACAGGCTTATAAGGCCGGGGCGGTGCGTGAAGTTCGACGGCAGTAACGACTACGTCGATTGCGGAGACCTGAGCGCCTTTGACTTTGCTGGACCTTTCTCGGCGGTGTTTTTTTGCAAGACGTCCGCGGTCGGTGCTTACGGGGCTTTCATCGGCAAGTATGCCGGGACTACGCCACCCAAAGGGTGGGACTTTGATCACGACGCGAGCGGTAAGGTCAGTGTTAACCTCAGGGGCAATACGAGTCTATCTGTGACATCCGTAGCCGAGATCGACGATGGCGCTTGGCATCAAGTGGCGATCGTGGCGACCTTGACCACGGTCACGGTGTATATCGATGGAGTGTACGACAACGCCAACACCGGCACATGGGATCCCATTGCAGCGACGGGGACGTCGCTATGCCTCGGCAACCGGAGTGCGAGTTTCTACCTTTATTACGACGGCTATCTTTCTGATGTGCGGGTATATAACCGCGTCATCACGCCGACTGAGGTAGCGGAGATCTACGCCGACTGCATAGCTCGCCAGCCACACAAGTCACTGTATGCGAGTAGCCTAGTCGGTCACTGGGAACTCGACGAGGCGCGTGGTGGACTGGGTACAGCTCCCGCGTGGGATTCTTCTGGCAACGGATATCACGGCGCGCCGAAAAATATCACGGCGTCAACGTATTACTACGAGGGTGCAGATGTACCCTTCTCATGGCAAAATGCCGCTGGCTTTTCTTTCGGGAAGACTAGCGCTGACGGTACAGACATCACGCCGGCCACACTCAACACTTTCTCCCATGCCAATTGGACTACCGCGGTCGTCGGTGGTGCAGCTCTCACCAAAGTGGACGACGACACCTTGCAATGGGTGTTTTCGGGGGCCAGTCAGTACGGCTATGTACAACACACCATCTCCGGGACGGTCAGCGGACAAAGCTATGTAGCCGATATACAGGTGAGATGCACCAGTGGCAGCGGCACACTGCTTATCTACATCGACTATGGCGCTAGTGGTGCTGGAAGAATCCCGAGTAATGTGGCCGGTTCCTTCCAGAAGATCACTGTGGGCTCGGAGTGGCGTAGCTTCACCACATCGCTAGATCTTAGTGTCAATCACATTACCAAACTAACGATATTTTGCTACGGCGTGGACCATGGCAACACCGGGACGCACACTTTTGACTTTCGGAGCATGTCTGTGGCGAGCGGCGCTAGCACGCTTGATGTTCCGCGCAAGGAATCGTCAACTCTTTATGATGTCCATGGGAAGAACCTTTCTTATGTCGGCAGAGCGCCAAGAAAGCCTAAGCTTATAAAAAGCATGTGCGCGACTTTCAACGGTAGTAATAGCTATGTGGAATGCGCGGGGCGCGTCACCAGCGGGGCTGTCTCCGCTGTCTCGGCGAGCGCATGGTTTAAGTCTGGCGCGGCAGCGTCGGCTCATATCATAGGAGAATGGACCACCACTACTAATGATAGGACTTTTGCGCTGTTGCTTGTCTCATCTGGCGTTCTCGGGTTCTATACGAGTACTGATGGCACATCATCTAAGCACACTGACACTGTGGCGCTGTATAATGACAATGCGTGGCACCATGTTGTCGTGACTTACGACGCTGGGACAGTCTTGTTTTATGTCGACGGATTGAGACAGCGAACTACCACCACAGGGTCACACAACCCACTATACAATGGCGCGGGCAAGCTAAGGATCGGAGGTGCTGAAGCTGGTGCGGCACCCTTTGCGGGTTCTCTCTCTGACGTTAGGATCTTTAACTATGCGCTGACAGCGGCAGAGGCGATAGCTTTATACCAAGGGACCGAGCCCACGACCAAGGCGATCGGTCGATGGCCGTTAGCTGAGGGGAGTGGAACCACTACGTATGATGTGAGTGGGAACGGGCACGTTGGTACTTGCTACAATACCACTGCCTCTACTTTCTGGGGCACTACGCAGAATGTGCATCATCACAACCTTTTCCACGGCTTTTCTAATCCGACAGCGGAGGGGACTTACCGCACTTTTAACGGGTCCACTCAGTACTTTGTGATAAACGACAATGCTTCATTGGATAATGGCGCGGGCGACTTTTGGGTTTTCGTGCATTTCCGCAAAAACGCTGCTGGTTCTGCGCAGCAAAGTATAGTCTCAAAGTATGATAGCGGGGCGAACACGAGAGAGTGGGAGTTCTATTCGAGCAACGGGCAAAGCATCGGCTTTGCGACTTCAAGCGACGGGCTTGTGGGGACATATGTTTCAGCGGTTAGGGGTAACGGCTCTATCACCTTAGGGCAATGGCATTCGGCGTTCGGGTATCTTGATCAATCAGCCGGGAATATCGGACTAATCTTAGATGGCCTTGCCGCAGTTGAATCAGTACAAGCAGCGATTTATGACGGGACCGCGCCCTTGAGAGTGGGGACGACCACCGTATCAGGGGCAGCGTGGCTGCCTTCATGCTTTGCGGGCGATATAGCGCTAATAGCAATGGGCAAGGGCAACACCGAAACACTTCCGAATATCCAAGCGGCTATCTATAATGGCGGCAATCCCATATCCTGGGAATCCGTAACAACAGCGAATAAAACTGACTGGGGACTGATAAGCTGGTGGGAGTGTAACGAGTTTATTCCTAAGATGCTCGATAAGCACACCAACGCCAACCATTTATTGGGCTACACCATGCCGATGATACCTGCTTTGCTAGATCATACAACGGCGGCTGACGCCAGCGCGATCACTAGGCGCTCAGGGCCGTGGCACAACGGGGCGGAGGCCAATTTAGATTTTAGCTCCGGCGTGGTAAGCCCGTATAGCACCACCAGCAATCTCCCGACTAGCTATGCGCATCGGGATGCGGTGACCGCGCCGGTGAGTAAGGCAACTGATACTAACCATAATGAGCATGATTTTATAGTGAGTGCATAAAATGGCTAAAATAAAATTCAGCAAAGAACAATTCCGCGGTGTGCTTGAGAATCCGAACAGCAAAAGTGCGGCGGTAATAAATCACCTGTTACGATTCGAAGGACACGGCGCTATCGTAGTTGGTGGCGAGGTCCAAGTAAGCGAGCCTGAGGAGATCTTAACGCTTACTGATGTACTAAACGTTGTGGATGAAAGCGGCAAAGTTGAAGAGTTCCCCGTTTTTATCAAACTATCGGACGCCGACTACGCAAAAGAGACGCCGGACACGCTGCCGCGCAACAAGAAAGAAAATGAACAGGGCCAGATGGTTCGGTTAAAATGGTCCGAGTACAAAGATTCCACCCACGAGCATCGAAAGATAGACGGCTATAATTACGTACCAGGAAACTCGATGGGTGGAATTGAACTAAAGGGATCGGAGATTAAGGCTCTAAAGGATGCCAAGTTGGAGCTATTAAGTGCTAAAGAGTATCGGGCGCTAGCGGCTCAGGCCGCAGATGTGGAGCTTGAGGCTGTGCATGGGCGCTGAGCTATACGTTAAGGATCTGATACATACAGGCGTCCCGCCCGCTTTGGCGCAGATGCTGTCGAAGATGATAGCAACGCAGGATGTGCGGGTGTGTTACCGCGCCACTGGCGATGATGCCACGGATGACACGGCGGCACTTCAGGCGGCCATTGATGCAGCGGAATCAAGTGGGAGTGCCATTGTATACATCGAGGCGGGAACGTATTATCACACCGGATTGACTGTTGATGCGGGTATCACGATTCGTGGGCAGGGGCTTAACAAGACAATCCTGATCAATACATCGAGCAGCAACCACTCGATCTCCCGCACTGGCACCAGTGGCGCTGGTACTATGGGGTTTCGATTACAGGACTTAAAACTAGACCACTCCGGCTCTGGTAGTAGCGTGGATGGGATCCACCTTGAAAACATGAGCAACTATATTCGATTGGATCGGGTGTGGGTGTCGGGGGCCAGGAGACACGGGTTTTATTTAAAGAGCGTCAACGAGTCAAACGGCGCGGGACTGTATACGCTGATTGAACAATGCGCATTTTCAGGATGCGTTTCCGATGGAATTTTTTTGGATGGAATAGCCAATGCTGCGACCATCATCGGCGGACGGTCGGCGTCCAACGGAGGGTACGGCTTGAACTTGGATGACACTCACGCCGGCGGGGGGGGAAGCTATCCCAACACCATAACGGTAGTGGGGATGGATTTCGCGGGCAATGATATCGGAGTAAGAGACAACGGGTCGGATAATGTCTTTGTGGGGGCTAGGTTCGAATCGAATGACACCTACGATATACATCTTGATACTCTTTGTAATCGTAGCCAGTTTATCGGATGTAAGGGTAACCCAGACTTAGTAATACACAACCAAGCCGCGAGTCGGCCTGTGTTTTACGATAAGCAGAATCGCGCCCGATTTTATCAGGGTAATGGGTTTTTTGAATACTACGATGAAAATGACGCAGGGTTAAGACTACTACCCAAGCGCGGGATAGAGAGAATTCGCATACCGGCAGCGGGCGCGGGTGATGCAACAAGTAATGTTTCTGGATATCGCATCGAGGATGATGTAACTATCACTCGACTGTCATTCATTCCAGAGGCGAATATCACGGGGCAGGACGCTGACTATCGGACTATCGCGGTGCGGGTAAAAGATGTCTCTCTAGCCTCTGACGAGCTAATTGGCGAGGTGGCGTTTGTAAACGGCACCGACGGAACCGCGCTAGAGGACGCAGCTATCTCCATTGCAGTGGATGCCGACGAATGGGATCAGGGCGATGTGATTTATATTCAGAACGAGCTTACTGGTAGCGGTTTAGCCCTACCAGCGATGACAATCCAGATTGAGTACAAGGGACGCAATAGTATATAACGGGGTGTGATATGACTGATGATACTAGCTACTTACAAGGACTAATAGATACCGCAGAGAGTGGGAACGGCGTATGCACTATCCCGGCGGGAAGTTACTCGCATACCGGGCTAACCTTCACAAAGGGGATCGTCATAGAGGGCGCGGGGTGGAATACGATTTTAACCAATACCAGTTCAACTAACCACTCCATCTGTCGAACAGGTAGTAGCGGCACAGATACGCAAGGCTTTTGCTTGCGAGACATTAAGCTAACCCACAGCGGTTCTGGAAGTGTCGACGGAATACACTTGGAGAATATGGGGAACCATCTACGCTTTGATCGTGTCTGGGTGGAAAACGCGCCACGGCATGGGTTTTATATTAAGGGCGTAGATGAAGCCAATGGCGCAGGCTTGTATTCGCTAATACAGCAATGCTGGTTTGATGGTGCTGGGACTGACGGGGTTTTTATCGATGGTGCTAGCAATTCATTTACAATTGTCGGTGGTCGCATAGGGTCTAACACTCGATATGGGATAAACTTGGATGATACCCACGTTGGCGGTGGTGGTAGTTACCCGAATACGATCACTGTGATAGGTACCGATCTTCCGGGAAACGATACGGGTTTGCACGACAATGGATCAGATAACAGCTATTTTGGTTTGCGGTTTGAAAGCAACGACACGATTGACATCCACTTAGATGAGGACTGCAATCGCGCCATGTTTTTCGGCTGCAAGGGCAATCCTGATCCCTCGGTAAACGATGAATCTGCGAGCTTCCCGGTGTTTTTCGACAAGCAGCATCGAGTGCGGTCGTTTAATCAATACGGTTTCGCCGAGTATTACGATGAGGCTGACGCCAAGGTTAGACGGCTACCAAAGCGCGGCGTGCGAACAGTAAGAATCCCGGCAATTGCGGCAGCGGATGCCACGAGTTCTATCCCTGGCTTCCGTGTAGAGGATAATCTTAAGATCACAAGATTGTCATTCATTGCTGACGCGGCGGTGACGGGGCAGAATACCAACTATAGGCGGCTTGCCTTTAGAGTAAAAGACGTTTCAGCATCCACCGACACGGCGATCGGAGTATACAGCTTCACGTCAGGCTATAACGCTACGGCTTTAGCCGACCAAGAGGTGACCATACTAACCGGTAAAGATTCTTGGGATCAGGGGGATGTACTGTATATTGAAAATGCAAAATATGGCAGTGGCTTGGCTCTGCCAGCGTTTACGTTACAAATTGAGTTTGAAGGGCGTAATTAACAAGGAGAATAAAGATGAGATTTCTAAGTATCATATTAGTTTTAGGCGTGCTTGTTAGCCGCGCCGAGGCTGCGACTACAGCGAGTGATTTAATGGCCGCAAGCATCCCGCCCAAGGCGGCACAGCTTCTGGCATCACCGAACTTTGCTACCGGCACATTCACCACATTGACGGCGACAACTGGCACGATCACCACGTTATCGTCAACCACCGGCACCATTACCACAGCGGGAATCACCACCGGAAATGTCGGCGCGTTGAATGTCAGTGGTGCAAGCAATTTCACCGGTAATCTGATTCAGAAAACCGATGACGGGGGACTGCTGACCGACACCGTGGATACCGCAGATAATCAGTGTATCTTCGTGGGTTCCGCTGGCGCGATTGGCGTAACTCGTGGTTCTCATCTTAGAGCTTGCGGCAATGAGGACGCAACGGTTCCGGGCGCTATTCAGCTCACAGGCGGGCAGGTAGCTACAGGGCACGTTTCTCTTGTCACTAACCACGCATCGGCTACAAGCATAATTTATGGTGGTAATGGCGCGCCGGGTATAACGGTAGCCGCTACCGAGGTGCTTCTAGCATCAACCCACACTTTGCGATCGGCTAATGCTGGTAGCATTGGCTGGTCTATCGTCGCCGGTGCGGATACTGCCTGCACTGCGACCTGTACTAGTGCGTGTGTGATGGGCTTTGCGGACACCGGCGGCGTGGATGCTGCGGTTGATTGTGCCGATGCAACGGCTGATAGTTGTCTTTGCGCGGGGCCAAGTTAACTAATTAGTCCAGGATGGACATATGATAATTTACAACATATTAGAACGAGATCTTTCCTGGGAAATTATCGACCGGGGAAAGCTCTACAATGTGTTTGTTATAGGCGTTCCCAGGTCCGGCACAACGTTGATGTGCCGGATCTGTGAGGCGCTTGGGGTTCGTTGGATCTATGGAGAAAACGATCTTTATGAGCTAACAGGCGAGCCGTTTAGGTTGTTACTGGATCTAGTGGGCGATTCTTTTGCCGGGGCCAAGTTAGTTGCGCCCGTAGCTGGATTATGGAACTCCCTGTTAAGGACGGTCCCGGCAAAGGTGATATTGATGGATCGCAACGCCAATGAGGTGTTAGCGAGCCAACTTAAGCAAGGTACAACAAAGTTTAAAACACCAAGCCGCATTAGGGGTGCGATTGAATTAGAGCGCGACAAACTGGGCTGGTATAAGATTCCTCATGTTGTCATTAACTATAATCAACTAACTGAGGACCCCGTTAACCAGGTGGGCCGCGTTGCGGCTTTGTTGGGTGCTGAGGATAGAGTTCAGGAGGCTGCAAGGCTTGTTGATCCTACGATGAATCATCATAGGCAAAATGATTGAAAATAACGAAAACATAGAAGATTCGAACGCCGGACGATTGGAAACAGGCGAACGATATCTATCTGATATCACGGCTTACGATCGCAAGTTTAATCCTTGGCTAGAAGAGGCCAAGCGGATTGTTAAGCGATATCGAAACGAGACCGGCAATTCTGGTAATTCACCAGCCAGCGATCCTGTAACGGTCAATATTCTTTGGAGCAATGTTCAGACTCAGCTGCCCGCGCTATATAGCGCAACTCCGTTATGTGAGGTAGTAAGGCGAGTAGAGGGAGCAAACCAGGTCACGCGCCTTGCTTGCATCGGGGCTGAGCGGTTGGGTCGGTATCTTGTCGATGTGCAAAAAAATGATTTTGATGTCGTTTTGAATCAGGTTGTTCTCGATCGCCTACTCGGCGGGCGTGGGACTGCGTGGGCGCGCTATGAAGCTGATTTTAAAAAGAGCGACACCAAAGATCCTGAAACCGGCGAGGCGTTAGAGCAGGCGGAAAACGAGCGCGTTATTGCAGAATATATCCAGCCTGAGGACTTTAAGCACAACATAGCTAAGACATGGGCTGATGTACGGCGGATATATCGCAGGCTACCGTTGACCAAGCGGGAGATCCGACAACGGTTTGGCGCTAAAGTGGCGGCGGAGATCAGCTACTCAAGCCGTGGAAGCGACGGGGAGCTAGGATCTGATAGGGACGAATTTGAAAGTGTTTGCTCGATTTATGAGTGTTGGGATCTTAATGATAAACGAGTTTATTGGATATCCCCGGAGTATCCAGATAGACTGCTTAAGGAGAAGGATGACTTTCTCAAGTTGGGAAGGTTTTTTCCTTGCCCGATGCCGCTATTTGCTACATTAACCAATGAATGTTTAATCCCTCGCCCTGATTATGCGTTATATAGACGCCTGGTTGAGGATTTAAATCAAATAGCATACAGGAAATCACAACTTACAAAGGTTTGTAAACTTGTTGGTGTTAGCGCAAGAGAGATCAACGATCTCATGCAAAACGTATCGCGCTTGTCAGATGGGGAGTTGTTGCCAGTTGCAAACTTTCTGCAATTTAAGGACACCGGTGGATTAAAAGGCGCAATAGAGTGGTTCCCGATTAAAGAAGTCTCTGACGTGATTGTCAGGCTTTCTCAATTGGAAAAGGAAAAGCTTGAGCAAATTTATGAAGTAACCGGCATGAGCGATATTGTGCGCGGAGCTTCAAAGGCTACAGAGACCGCCACGGCGCAGCAGATAAAAAGCCAGTTTGTTTCCGTTCGATTGTCGAATAAACAAAAAGATGTGCAGCGATTTGCTAAGGAGCTTATCGCCATCATGGTGGAGATAGCGCTAGAGCATTTTAGCGACCAAACCCTAGCCGAGATCATGGGCTTCGAGTTCATGAGCCAGGAAGATCAGCAGATTTTCCCTGAGGCTTTGGCGCTGTTGAAAAACGACAAGTTCCGCACGTTTAGAATCGACATTGAAACCGATAGCACCATACAAGCCAACTCGCAGCAGGAGCGGCAGGACCGGCAAGAGTACATCGGTGCATTAGGACAGTTTCTACAGCAAGCGTATGGAATAGCGGCAGCAGAGCCAGCGTTAAAGCCGTTTTTACTTGAGGTTGTAGCGTTTGGTAGCCGAGGCTTTAAGGCAGGGCGCTCAATGGAAGGCGAGCTAGAACGAACCATCGAGATGATCCGCGAGCAAGAAAAGACGGCCGCAGAGCAACCGCCTGGCCCCGATCCGGCTCAGATGGAGGCGCAAGCCGCACAGCAAGCGGAGACGCAGAAGATGCAGCAGCAGGCGCAGCTTGCCATGCTACAGGTACAAGCGGATCAAAAGCGCCTAGAGTTAGAGCTTCAGGCCAAGCAGCAAGAGGCTTTAGCCAAGTCACAGGTGGAGGCGCAGAAGTTAGAAGCGAAGTACGCTGAGATAATGGCAAAGGTGCAAGTTGAGATGCAGAAACTTGAGCTCAAATCCCGTGAGCTTGATTTAAAGGAAAGTGAATCTGCGACCGATCAAGCGACTAAAGCCATTGAAACACTGAGGCCGACACTATGAGGAAAAGGTATGTTTTTCGAGAGGGGCGGTTTATCCCTTGGGACGAAGCACCTCCATTACATCCAAAGTTCGGACAGGCTCCGGGGCTAATCTGTGATTCTATGGAGCCGACAGAGCACCCCATTACTGGGGAAGTTTTCGAGTCAAAAAGCGCCTTCAGGGAGGTGACTAAGGCGCATGGCTGTCGGGAGGTGGGAAACGATCTCATCTCTAAACGTAAACAGGAGCGTTCTGATAAACCTCTCACGCTAGAGGCTAAAAAGGACGCGCTAGAATATGCATGGGCAAAACATGGCGGAAGCTAACGGACCGGAAACGGTAACCACACGAAGCGCCTTAGAAGAGGCATGGGATGAGCACGTAGGGGACGATGAGGAGGAGATCCTTGAAGTTTCTGAGTATAAGAAAACTAAAGGAGTGGATGAGACTCCATCTTCGTCGTCTAAAGAGGATGAAGAGCCGAAGGTATTAGACTCTCACGGCGCAGAGGATGACACCCCTGATCAAGATGAAGACTCAGACGAGTCAGAAGATGAGACAAAAGATCTGCCGCCTCCGCAATTTTGGAGGGGAGAGCATCGGCAGCTATGGGCCAAAACACCTAAGGAGGTAAAGGCTGCCATTCATGAATATGAAGCTAATCGCACCCGATGGGTAAATGGGTTGTCTGAGCAGATAGCCGGACAACGCAAACAGTATGAAAAGTTCGACGAATTGTTTGAGCCGCATCAGCAGCGGCTCAAAATGTCGGGACTAACCAAAGCCGATGCCGTCGCTAGGTTGCTAGCGTGGCAGGAAGCTTACGACGATCCCAAGACTAGACGGGACACGTTTTTAAAACATCTTTCAACTTATGGAATGAATGTAGAGGACTTACTGAACGGAGATGGAGAATCGGCGGGGCAGGCCGTTTCAAACTCTTATAATCCTCAACTAGAAGAGTTGCAGCGCAAGTATGACCAACTGGAATCACAGCTCAGGGAGCGTGAGCAGGGGGCTGTATTGCAAACCGCAGCGGCGGAAGTTGAGGCGTTTAAATCAGCGCGTGACGCTGATGGGAATCTACTTAGACCATATGTAGATATGTTCGAGCCGCAAATCGCGGAGATTGCCAAGCAATTAAAGCAGCAATATCCGCAGGGATCTGCTTCGCAGATTTTAGAAACGGCTTATAATTATGTGATGGACCAGGTGAATACCAATCTGGTTGAACCTAAGCTCCAGCGTACCACCGCAGAGCAGGTGCAAAAGCTAAAAGCAGAGACACAAAAAAAGCGCGACGCGACAAGTAGTTTAAGACCTACACCCGGCGCGCAGACAAAAGAGCAAAAACCAATAAGCACCCGCGATGCGCTTGCCCAAGCCTGGGCCGAGCACATGGGTTGATTACATAAAAGGAGAGTGATATTATGGCTCCGCCAAATGCAAATTATGGAGACATCTTAGCAACTACAATTCAGAAGCTAGCTCCCACCATGGTGGACGCGCTGAGTAATAACAACGCTGCATTGTATAAGATGAAGCAGCGGAAAAATGTTAAGCCGTTTGATGGTGGGCCAAAAATCGTGCAGTCGCTCGATTATGCTGAGAATAGCACCTATACGCGCTATTCTGGCTATGAGCAGATCGACACGTCAGCAAGTCAGACATTCACCGCAGCGGAGTACGCTATTAAGCAAGTAGCCGTGACGGTCACCATGTCAGGCTTAGAGATGATCAAGAGCGCTGGAAAATCTCAAGTGTTTGATCTGATGGATGCGCGCATAGAAAATGCCAAGCGAACGTTTGAAAACAACTTTTCGACCGATATCTATTCAGATGGTACTGCGTCGGGAGGTAAGCAGGTTGGTGGCCTTCAGCTTCTCATAGCTGACGATCCAACGACTGGAACCGTAGGAGGCATTAATCGTGCTAGTCATACTTGGTGGAGAGCTAGCAAGTATGCTGGTGTTGCCGATGGTGGCGCAGCCGTTTCATCGACCAACATCCAGGAGTATATGCGCAAACTTTGGCTGTTGATTTCCACTGGAAACGACAAGCCGGATCTGATTGTTGCTGACAATACTTACTTCGAGTATTTCGAGGGATCATTAACAGCAATTCAGCGCATCCAGAGCGAGAGCAACGAGATGGCAAAAGCTGGATTTGATGCTTATGAGTTCAAGAAAGCTCCGGTGGTATTCGACGGTGGCGACGGTGGGGCTTGCCCTTCGGCGCACATGTATTTTATCAACACTAAATATCTCTATCTGCGGCCGTTCTCCGGCAGGCAATTTAGCCTATTGAATCCGGATAGGCACGCAGTTAATCAGGATGCTGTGGTTAAGATCCAGGCTTGGGCAGGAAACCTCTGCTTAAGTCATGGTCGACGCCAGGGCGTTTTGATTGCGTAGTATTTCGCTAAATTGACGGGGGGACATTCCCCCCTTTTATATATAGGAGTTTCAAAATGACTGCTTCAACAGGATTAACAGCGGTAAGCCCTCCGCTAATAGGGTTTAAGTATAGCCAAGAATGGACCGATGTTGGCGACGCCGAAGGGACTTTGCCTCCCTTTGCGCTT